ATGCGTGATATAAAATTTAGAGCATGGGATAGAAATAAAAAAATGATGGAAAAGGTTGTCTGCATTGAAATGTTGAGCCCCTATGTATATACTAATGTCATTGTTGAATTTAAAGAGCACGGAAGGGTAATAAATGATAATCATCTTATAGGTGGGACGGATGGATGCGATACCGCAATTTTGATGCAGTATGTAGGATTAAAGGACAGTAACGGGAAGGAAATATACGAAGGGGACATAGTTAAATGCACGGGTGACGAGTGGCCAAATGGAATGAATGTCATATATGAAGTTATATATGGAGCAGATAACGATTACCCTGCATTTGACTTAATTGATGAGTACGGGAATAACATCTATATAGCTAACGGGATATTACATTTTAAAAGCAAAGGGACTATTGAGGTCGTCGGGAATCGGTATGAGAATCCTGAGCTACTGAAGGAGCATGAGGATGATAAATAATGGATGAATTGCCAAAAGATTGTGAGAATTGCCGACACTATGACAAACCTTTAAAATTCAGCCCATGCCCGATGTGTAATTGGCAGGCAGCGCCGCCCAGCGTCTGGGAGCCAAAGGATGAGGAGGATGCGGATGACGGCTAAAGAATATTTAAATCAATTGCGGACTATAGATTTAAGGCTGCGAACAATGGAAAGCGAATTAAAAAAGCTGCGCAGTGATATATGTAATTTGCGGGCTACGGATTACAGCAAGGATAAGATAAGTGGCGGTCAGCCCATGGATATATCAGATAAGGTCATTCGTGTCATCGATGAAAAAGACAAGATTACGGCAGAATGGAATGCCTTACTCCTATTACGGAACGAAGCCAGGGGATATATCAACACAATACAAGATTATAGGGTGCGCCATGTACTCATTGAGCGGTATATTGATTGCAGGGCATGGGATTACATACTGGATAGTATGAACATTAGAAATTCAGATGGAGAGTATATAGAGAAATATACTCTCCGGCAAATGTACAGATACCACTCTTTAGGATTAAAAGAAATTCAGGAGATATTAGATAAAAAACAGGGAAATGTCAGTAAATGTCATTGAATGTCAGTGGCTTGACATGGTATGATATAAAATATGAAATGATACACAAAGGACACCGGATATTTCCGATGTCCTTTTTTGCTACCCTAAATCAGGTGAAACCGATGATTCAATGTGATAATCATAAATGTAAATATAATCAGCGCGGGCACTGCGTCAATATGCATCTCACGGTTGAGCGGGAGCGGTGTGTCTGCTTTGAGCTGCGGCAATCACAGCGGCAGAAATATACGCATGAGACAGATATCAACCATGAGCCGGTAAAATATACAAAGCGGAATAGAATTTTGAAATAAATACACTTATTTTGTAAAAAGTGGGGAATTATAGCGCCATTTACAGGGTAAAAGGTACTTCTGGTGGGGGAGTGATCGCACAGGGGTCGGCTGCCCCGCGCGGGTTTTTTAGGTGTGATTTTTTTTTAACCCTTGTTTGTAGTTTTGGAGGAAAAGCATGCGGATAACAAAGAACTTAAATTCATTGACAACAACACAAACTGAAATGGCTAAAATCCTAGGTATTACGCAACAGCGCGTAAGTCAGTTGGTGAAAAATGAAACCCTAATCCGTGATGAAAATGGGAGCGTATTTGTCGTAAAAAGTTTACATAATTTCTACAAGTCACAAACTGAAAACACAGAAAATGCAGATGTTTCGTTTGCGAGAGAAAAAGCACTTCATGAAAAAGCGAATAGGGAGTTAGCCGAACTGGAACTGGCAGAAAAACGGGGTGATATGCACTGTACCGCAGACATTGAACTCACGGTGGGCGGGCTGATTACTGTTTTCAAGAAAAATGTACTGGCCATTCCTTCAAAAATGGCACCTATCTTAGTAGGCAAGACGGCAGAAGATATCAAAGAACTGCTGACACAAGAAGGGATACGGTGCCTTACAGAATTATCTCGATTTGATGCAAATAAATTAGGTGAAGTAAATGACGATGAGGAAGAGGAGCCCTGATATAGACAACAATATACCGGATAAGACAATCCAGCTATTGACGCGGTTGCTTAACATGGTTGCACCGCCACCGGATATGGCCGTATCAGAATGGGCAGAAACCTATCGGTACATTCCAGATGAATACGGCGCCCATCCGGGGAAGTGGAATTCGGATGCGGTCCCGTATCAAAAAGAACCGATGCGGGCGTTTACCCAAAAGGGCATTCATAAGGTAGTTATGATGTGTGCCGCCCAGTTGGGGAAATCGGAAATCATGTTTAATGTGATCGGCCGGTTTATTCATTTGGATCCCTGTCCTATGCTGCTGGTACAACCAACGCTGGGCGATGCTCAGGACTGGTCCAAAGAACGATTGTCGCCGACGATCAGCAAAACGCCTGTATTGGCTCGCCTGGTTCATGAACAAAAATCACGGAACAGTGATAACACTATTCTCAAGAAACTCTTTCCCGGCGGCTATTTGGCCCTGGTAGGATCCAATGCGCCGTCCGGATTGGCTAAACGGTCTATCCGGGTGCTGTTATTTGATGAAGTAGACCGGTTTGAAAAATCAGCCGGTTCTGAAGGAGATCCAGTTGATCTGGGAATTAAACGAACCTCTAACTTCTGGAATCATATCATTGGCCTGTTTTCTACACCGACAGACGTTACCAGTCGAATTTATCGGGAATATCAGTTAGGGACGCAGGAAGAATGGATGTATCAGTGCCCAAACTGCGGTGAATGGCACTGGATCAGTCTGGATCATATGGAATGGGAAGCGGATACCTTTGACGTTAACGGGGCGATATCCTATCAGGTCAAAGATGTGGTGTGGCGATGCCCGGACTGCGGGTTCGCGTTTTCAGAACAGGAGATGCGCAATGCACCGCAGCAGTATATCGCCAAGAATCCCCATGTGCAAGAAACCCGGTCCTTTCATGTCAATGCCTTTGCCAGCCCATGGTTGACCTGGAAACAGATCATTGCCGAATACCTGACGGCCAAAGAAGATGAAGAAACGCTGAAAACATTTGTCAACACCCGCCTGGCGGACATATATAATCCAGCCAGTAATGTGAAAGATGTGGATGCGTTGCTGGCCCGCAGAGAGCCGTATGATGCGGAAGTTCCGGAGGGAGTGTTGCTGCTGACGGCGGCTGTCGATACGCAGGATAACCGACTGGAATATGAAGTTGCCGGATGGGGGAAAGGAGAGGAACGATGGGGAATTCAGAAAGGAACGATTCTCGGTGTACCAGATCAAGACAGCACATGGGACCAGTTGGATGAAATACTGGATCATGTGTACTTTTTTAAAAATGGTATAGGGCAAAAAATATCCCGTACGTTTATCGATCATGGCGGCCATTACTCCGATGCCGTATATAAATATTGTCAGGCAAATGCTATTAAAGGACGATTTGCTATTCAAGGATCCCATTCCTGGGGTGTTCCCGTCGTAGAGCGATTGGTAAAGGCGAAAGGATATCCCGATTTAACGGTAATTCTGCTGGGAGTCAATGATGGTAAACAGTATATCTATCAACGATTGATAGATATCACGGAACCCGGGCCTAAATATATGCATTTCCCAGATCGGGAAGGATGTGGGTATGACCGGGTATATTATAAGGGGCTGCTGTCGGAACGACTGGTGACCAAAATGGAAAAGGGGAAGCTGGTTCAAAAATGGGTTAATATTGCAGCCGATCATCGTAATGAACCGCTGGATTTACAAGTATACAATTTCGCCTGTATGCGTAGTACGACTCGCGAATGGGATAAATGGGAACATGATTTAAAAGAATCTGTATACGTTGCAGAAAAACCATCACCGCCGACGTATGGCTGTTTTAAGAAAGGGGTGTCCGTATAAATGGCAGACGAAAGCATTCAGCAACAGCGCTTACAGCATTATGTAGATGCCGAACAAAAAGCACTGGAAAGCCAGGAGTGGCAAAAAAAAGATTTTAAAAATAGGCGTGCGAATCTTACAGATATTAGTGCCGGCATCAATCAATTATTGGCCGGGACGGGAAGCGGCAGCCGGGTCCGGGCGAAGCGGATTGTGCTAAGGGATGAGTAAATGAAAAGAAACAATCGTAAGATAAAAACAAAAAATAAAGCCCGTATGCCGACAAGTAGTCCTGCTATTCAGCGCCGTATTACCAATACCGGATATTCAGAGACGGGTGCCAGTCACCGGAAAGGCAGCCTGGCAGCATGGAATCCAATCCGCAGCAGTCCGCAATCAGATATTGACGTCAACCTGTCTACCTTGCGGGCGCGATCGGCTGAGTTATATATGGGAACGCCGGTGGCTACGGGTGCTATTCGCACGTCCCGCACCAATGTGATTGGTTCCGGACTGCGTGTGAGCCCACGGCCCAAATACGGCTTATTGGGAATATCCTCTGCAGAAGCGGCGACATGGGCCAAACGGACACAGGAAGAATTTGACCTATGGGCATCATCTAAACTGTGCGATATCTATCGCAAAAACAATTTCTATGATATGCAGGATATGGCCTATATTGATTATTTGGTAGATGGTGACGCCTTTGCTGTGCTTCGGTATCAACCGCCTCGACCCAATATGCCGTATCTGTTGCGCCTGCAGTTGATTGAAGGAACGCGCGTCTGCAACCCTGGAGTACAGGCTTTGATTGGAGCTGTCGTGCCCTGGACCGTGGTGGTTCAAAATCCAGATAATGGCAATCGCATTGTTAATGGCGTGGAAATTGACAGTGATGGCGGTGTGGTAGCCTATCATATCTGCAACCGCTATCCCTATGATCCTACGAATTTATCCCAGAATCCCGATTGGGCCCGGGTAGAGGCGTTCGGCGCAGCAACCGGGCTTCCTAACATCTTGCAGATCAGCCACGATGAACGGCCGGAACAATACCGGGGCGTCCCGTATTTGGCACCGGTGATCGAAGTGATTAAGCAGGTAAGCCGGTATAGCAATGCAGAATTGACGGCGGCCATTATTAAGGCCTTTTTTACGTTATTTTTTACTGAATCCATGCCCCATGCCGATGGCGTGGAGCCGGTGGAAGCGGTGGTCCAGCAATTAAATGGGATACCCCGGCAACCCTTGGACCCGAATTCGATGGAATTGGGACCGGGTACGATGAATACGCTGCCCATGGGATATGATGTCAAAACGGTCGATTCACAGCGCAGTTTATCAACGTTCGAACCCTTTACCAGGGAATTGATTAAGCAAATCGGGGCCGCCATTGGACAGCCATATGAAGTGTTAATCAAATCGTTCAATTCGTCGTATACAGCCAGCCGGGCAGCTCTGCTGCAGGCGTGGTCTGAATTTAAAATGCGAAGGGAATGGTTTGCCCGTGATTTCTGTCAGCCGACCTATGAGGCCTGGATGGCAGAAGCCGTATTCCTGGGCCGGATTGAGGCCCCAGGCTTTTTTGACGATCCGCTGCTGCACAAAGCATGGTGCAATACCGAATGGTATGGCCCGGTAATGGGCGTATTGGATCCAGTAAAAGAAGCGCAGGCCGCCAGTGCCCGGGTGTTGTACGGGTTTAGTACCCGGGAAAAAGAATCCATGGAAATGACTGGAACCAGCTGGGATGAAAACGTGGAACGGCTGTCCATTGAAAAGGCGAAGCTGGAACAGGAAGACCTGCCCGTATATCCCAGCGTACAGCAGGGAGAATCGGCTCAGAACAGCGATCCGGATGATGATGACGAAACAAAAACTAAGGGGGCTACGATATGAAAAAATTCTGGAATTTCCAGGAAAAAAACAAAGATGAACCCGTTGAATTACGGTTGGACGGAAATATTGTCGATGATGACGATACGTGGATCTATGAATGGTTAGGCATGGCGTGTGCGTCGCCCAATGCGTTCCGGACGCAGCTGGAAGGCTATGCCGGGCGGGATATATCCGTCTGGATTGATAGTTACGGCGGCAGCGTGTTTGCGGCGACAGGCCTCTATAACGCGCTGATGAAACATAAAAGTACAGGTGCGAAGGTTGTTACCAATATTGATGGAAAAGCCATGAGTGCGGCAACCGTGCCCTTTATGGCAGGAGATGAACGCAACATATCGCCAGGGGCCATTTTTATGGTACATAATCCGTTAATGGGAATTGACGCCGGCTATGCCAGCGATTTCAGAAAATATGCTGATGTGCTGGACACGGTAAAAGCAGGCATCTTAAATGCGTATCAGTTGGGGACGGGGCTGGATATGAAAACGTTATCCGATTTTATGGACAACGAAACCTATATGGACGCAAAAACAGCGGTAGAAAATCACTTTGCTACGGCTGTTTTATTTATGGGACAAGATCCCACACCAGAAACGGTGCTCAATTTTAGCCGTATGCCTATATACAATGCGGCCCGTACGTCGATGAAAGAGTTTTTTACTATTATGCAAAACCAAACAAGTCAGACACAGAAACAGGAGGATACCAACATGGAAGTCATTAAAAATGCGGAAGAGTTACAAGCCAAGTACCCGGAATTCGTACATACCCTGGTGCAGGATGCCGTTACCAACGAGCGGAAGCGAATTGCGGCATTACAGGCGATGGATGATCCAGAAAATGGGGCCATTCATACGATTGTACAAAATGCTGTCGCACAGGGGGGCACGGCAGAGAGTATTCAATTTGTGGTGGATACAATTCAAACGAATACGCCGAAAAAAGAAGAACCAGTACCGCCGGCGAATACGGGTGCGCAGATGATGGCGCAAATGATCAAAGACAACATAGCATCCGGCGCAGCAGGCGTAGCGGCGACCGGGGGTGCCCAGCAGACCGAGCAGAATGAAAACGCGCAGGCTATCCAGATGATGGCGGCAGTCATTAATCGAAAGAATGGGAGGGCTCAATAATGGCAGAATTAGTGAATGCAATCAACACGTTTACGTATGATAACTTGATCGGTAGTACTGAACCGGCCGCGATCCTGCACAACGAAACCATTGTAAGTGGCTCCGGGAAACTATCTCGCGGCAGTGTGCTAGGGAAAATCACGGCATCAGGTAAGCTTACTTTGGCAAACAGTACCAAGACAGATGGCAGTCAGACCGGAAATTGTATCTTAGCAGAAGACGTCGACGCTACCAGTGCCGACGTGGTAGCGCCGGTTTATGTAACAGGCACCTTCAACCGGGAAGCACTTACTTTTGGCGGTACCGATACCGCAGCTGCTCATGAAGATGCCTTGCGCAATCTCAACATCTATTTGACGTCTATTCAATAAGGAGAGTGACTTACGATGGCTTTAGACTTAAATAACACCTATTTGCTGCTGCAGGCATTGGAACAATCCTATCCGCCGCAGACCTTATTCCGGGATACCTTCTTTCCCAATACCGTGACCTTTCCTACTAAAAGCGTATTGATGGATTACCGCAAGGGATCGCGAGTATTGGCACCGTTTGTGTCGAACGGCTCCGGCAGTGTCAATGTAGACCGGAACGGCTTTCATACCAAAGAATACGAACCGCCCATGATGGCACCGTCCCGGTTGATTACGGTACAGCATATTGACAAACGGGGATTCGGGGAAGCAATGTTTTCCACACAGACACCCGAACAGCGGGCCTTGGCACTGCGGGCACAGGATATGGCAGAACTGCAGGACATGACGACCCGTACGATTGAATGGATGTGTGCCCAGCTCATGATTTATGGAGAATTTGAGGTCTCCGGGTATGCAGAAGATGGGAAAAACAAGATTCAGGATACCGTAACCTATGCTGATTGGACGCAGAAAGCCACCATGTCCGGCAATGATAAATGGGATACTGTAGACAGTAATGGAGCGTATACGGCAGATATTTACGATCAAATCAAGACCGTGGCGCAGACGGTTTCTCGCAATAGCGGCCGCGTACCGAACATTGCCCTTGGGAGTTGGAAAACGTGCCAGTATTTGCTGAAAAACAAAAGTATGCTGGATATTCTCATGATTCCCAGCCGGGATAATGTGGCATTGATGCAATTCCAGCCCAAAATCACCTCTCCGGGCGTGATTCGATACGGGTATTTGTCTGAATTAAACCTGGACATTTACGCCTATGACGGCGTGTATGATGACGGCTCCGGTACGCTGCAGCAATATCTGCCGGACGGCTATTTTATTGTGGCTAATTCCGGCCGGGGTTCGCAGCTCTTCGGATCTATCACCCAGTTAGAAGATGACGGCGAATTTCGTACGTACGAAGGCAAAACAGTGCCAAAAATCTGGAAGGATACAGGGGCTGACTCACTGAAAATCAGGGTGGCCAGTAAATGCGTACCGAAACCAGAATTTATTGACGATTGGTACACGATTAAAGCATTTTAAGGGAGGCATATACCGTGCAAATTTTAGTAGAACGATTTTGTGTCCGGCATAACGGCAAACAATACCAGGCAGGCGATATCATTCCGGACGTAGACGCTGCCGAAGCGAAGAAATTGGTCGCCGCCAGTCACGGAGAACTGCGGCTGTTGCAGCCTGCAGCAGAAACGCCGCGTGAAGAAACAGTTCAGGATGATCCGGACTCCATTGCAGATGATATAGGACTGCAGCTTCCTCCGGTGGAACCGGTGCGGGTTGCCAAACGGGGTACCCGAAAATGAGCCTGCAGGATGACATGGGAACCGAAATGGCCGAATTGCTGTTTAATGCGGACGAATTTGCAGAAGAAGCCGCCTATGTCTCCAAAGGAGTTGAGCAAACCATTTCTGTATTGGCTGATATCGGTACGGCGACAGGCACGAAAAGAAATCCCAAAGAGGTTGATAAAAGTTATGGGGAGGCTACCTTCACTATACGGGAAGCGGACGTACCCCAACCTCATGCCGGGGACTTCATCCTGTATCACGGTATCAAGTATACGTTTGTGGCGGTAGAAGCGTACATGAACGGCGTTTATGACGTTCGGTTTACGTCCGGATTGTCCGGCGTATCGGTGAGGAGGCTGCAGTAATGCAATTACAAATCACATACGAGGATATGGCGACGCCCTATTTGAAGCAGCTGGTTGCAAACAATCCCAAATGGATTGCCAGCGCGCTCAAGTCGGCGGCGTGGAAGTCCCAAAAGGTTATTAAATCGGGCATTCAGTCAGGGGCGCCGGGTGGACAAGCCTATGCCCCAATGATGCCGGACAAGATGCGCAGAGCCCTGGATATCGCCCTTGGGAATACGGGGAAAACTCGGTATCCCCCCATGGGGCGCCTGCAGCGAGCCGTGGGGTACGACAGCAGCCGTGCTAATCAAGGGAGCGTAACGGTTGGGTGGCTTAGCCATTCAGCCGTGTATCTTGGAAGCAAACAACAGGAAGGTTTTTCGACAGAGGTAACGGATAAGTTACGGCGGGCTTTTGCGGCGGCAGGTATTAAATTATCAGCTGATAAGAACCAGTTACACACGGCATCCCGTCCGACGTTCCCGCCTGTGCTGCCAGATGTTTCTGCCGTGGCGGCGCAAGCCATGCAGGATAAATTATTGTCTTACATTATGGGGAATACGCAGCGCTCTGCGGCAAGCAGTGGGCGTACGTATAAGGTATACAGGTAAACCAAATGGAAATGACACTATCGTTATATAAGATTGCCGATGCCTGGATGCAGGCTCTTCAGGGATCGACGGTTATTCAAAATTTTTGTCAGGAGAAATATGGCAAATCGCCCACGTTTTTAATGGGAACAACGCCGCGGCAGCTTCCGGACGAAGACAACTGCCCGTTTATTTTGATAATGCCGGGACATAAAGTAGAAGGAATCGACGAGGGGACGTTTTCGTATATATTGGGGATTGCGTGGGTTATATCCAATGATAAGGTCGCTGCCGATGGTAACATTGTCCCGTTCGATTCGTATCCCAATGCGTCTTTGACAGACATGCTGGGTATGCGGGAGTGTAATGCCTTCGGGCAGCTGATCTATGAAGAATTGCAAGCCTGTGCGGAATCCAAGGGCTGGCCTATATCGCATATAGATTTTGATATTTCACCCTCAGAAGCTATTTTCCCACAGTGGAACGGCGTATTGGTAGCGACGACGAATATCACGCCGTCTATGGGTGAAGAAATAACATATTAGGAGGTAACATATGGCAATGCAAGCAAAAGGCATTAAAACGATTACAAACCTGATGTTTGAATCGACCTATGGTGTACAGCCCTCAACAGGGACGACGTATCGCCATCCGATTAATAAAAATGCCTTAACAAGTAAACAAAATTTAATTGAATCCAACACGATTACGGGCCGCAGGGATGCTACGGCACCGGCTCTGGGACAAATTGATGTGTCCGGGCAAATTGAATCGCCACTGGACGTCCGTAATATTGGAAATGTGTTAAAAGCCGTATTTGGGGCACCCACAACGACGTCTCTTAGTGCAGCTGGAAAGATTGTATCGAGTTCTGCGGTCGGCACGGATATTGCAACATGGAAGGCGATCACCACGGGCTCTTTTTCGGTGTCGATCGATGGCACAGCAAAATCTGTTACCGGAATTACGTTTGCATCCGCAACTACCATGACTAATGTGGCATCGCTGATTCAGACGGCACTACGTGCGGCAGGGACGACGACTGGATTTACTGGCGCGACAGTAACGTTTGATGCAGGAACAAATAAATTTACGATAACATCTGGCACGACAGGGGCATCTTCGGCAGTGAGTGTCCTAACTGCGGCAGGATCCGGGGCAGATATTAGCGGGATGATGAATATGACCGCTGGCGTTATCACGGCAGGGGCGGCGTTGTATCAGCATGTATTTAAAGTCGGCGATACCGTACCGTCTATGACCATTGAAAAAGGTTTTACAGATATTGGCAAATATTTCCGGTATGTTGGGTCTAAAGTGAATAAGTTTTCTGTTACCGGTCAGGTAGGGAACAATGAACAGGCCTATACCATGGATATGATGGCCGCCAATGAAATCGAACAAACAGCGCCAATTACAGCGTCTCCGACGATACTGGAGATTCTACGGTTTAATAATATCGATGCCACCGTTAAGGAAGGCGGGAATATACTAGCTACCTGCCGAAAAATGCAGCTGGATGTAGATAATGGCTTAGAAGGAGATACGTACTGCCTGAACGGCGGCGCTACGCGGCCCAGTATTAACGAAGGTATTGCCAAAGTATCCGGGTCCGTCGAAGTATTATTCACGGACACGGCGTTACTGGATAAAGCAATTAATGGTACGGAAACGTCGTTGGAAATGGTATTTTCCAAAGGTCCGCATAGTTTGAGTTTTAAAATACCGGAAGTATTGCTGGAACGAGCGACACCTACCGTGGATGGGCCTAAAGGTGTGATGGCCACGTTAAGTTATAACGGCTACTATGCCAATAACAGTGATAATTCGGCAATCGTCGTTACCTTAATTAATGATGTTTCGTCGTATGCGGCGTAATGACAGGAGGAATGAGAGAACTATGGCAAATGAATTGACAAAAGAAGAAAAAGCGCAGGAAGTATATGCCAAGCAGCAGGAATATGTGGAAACGTTGATTGCGGACGGTACATTGCCCAAAATCCGTATGATTACCCGCAAACAGCGGAAGGCATTGGATAAAGCGAATTTGAATTATCTGAAGCTTCCGATCACAGATAAACGAAATCCCTTTGCGGTACAGGAAGATTGCTACGATTGGATTTTAGATACGGTGTATAAAGAGCACGATTTTTCCAATCTCCCTAATAATGTATGCCTTGTTTTTGCACGGATGACGTTTGCCTCTACCTATCAGGATGAGTTAGCTGAAAAAAACTAATTAAGGTTTGGCAGTGGGTGTCGGAATGGTCTGCCTATTGTGAAATGTGTCGGGACGAGCATCTGAACACAGATTGTAGTACCTGTGAAGCCCGACCGCCACAGTTGATGCCTGTGAATCGCCGGGTATATCACCTGTGGCTGCACTGCCAAACGCAATGGAATTGGAGCGGCGGGATGGAACCGCTGCTGACGGGATTAGACTATCCTGGCATATATCGGATAGCAGAGATGATGGATGTTGAAATTACGCCCAGCGACCTATATAAATTGCAGGCGTTGGAATGGGATACGATTCAGCGGACTCGTGAGAAAATGAAAAGGAAGTGAGCGTCATGGCAGCAAATGATGTGCAGATTAATATTATTGGAAAAGATCAGGCAACCGGCGCCTTTCAGTCCGTATTACAATCCGCTGAAAAAACGTCCCGGGGCGTCCAGGGATTAGGAACGGGTGTCGGTTCCTTAAATACTAGTTTTAGAGATGCGCAATCCAGTGCCTTGTCCTTTGATTCTGTATTGGCGAGTGCGGGCGGGTATGCGATGGCCATTGCTGGTGTACAGGGATTAGGAGAAGCTTTGCATGCCACCGTCGGTGAAGCCATTGACTTTTATACCACCATGCAAACAGGAAGCATTTCCTTAGCCGGTTCATTAATTTCTATGGGACAATTGAATGGACAGGATTTGACATGGAACCAGTCGTTACTGATGTCTAAAAAACTGATGTCTGATTTAAGTGATCAGGCGTTGGTAACCGGTGCGTCAACAAAAGAAATATCTGACGTGTTCCGCGGCATGATTCCCAACGCATTAAATGCGGGTATGACCTTAGACCAGACTTTAAAATTAGCCGGCACGCTTACCACCACAGGGAAGGCTATGGGGTTAAATGGCAATATTTTAATGCGGGACGTACAGGACTTAATCAGCGGAAAAAATGTGGAACGTACCAAATTGGGGGCGCTCTTAGGCATTACAGGTGAAGATATAGCACAGGCAAAGCAATCAGCCGGTGGCTTATTTGATTTTTTATCCAAGCGGTTACAAGGCGAAATGCAAGCCAATCAGAAGTATTTGGAATCATTCGAAGGACGCTGGAATCACCTGAAAGAATCCATTGCTCGTGTCGGAGGTGTGGGATTAGATACCACATTCAAAGCGGCAACAGATGAAATGGCGGCAATTGCCAATCAGTTTGTGAAGGTGAACAACGAAACCCATCAAGTAGAATTTGTGAATCCGGATATGATTGAAAAGGTTCAAGCTGCCGGTCAAGTTGTCATGAATTTTGGCGGTCAAGTGAAAGAATTTGCCAATGACATCAAGGGAATTGCAATCCCGGCCCTAACTGGATTGGGCGTAGGAATAGATTTCGTATCCCAGCATGCGGCAATAATGGGCGAAGTGCTGATCGGCACATGGGTGGCTCGTAAATTAAATACATACGTGGTAGATTACCAAAATGCGATTCATGGAGCGGCAGAAGCGCAAACATTCCTGGGGCGGGCGGTTATTGATACCCGGAACAAGGTAATGGAAGAAACGGCTGCTATGCAAGCGCAAAGAGCCGCCTATTTACAAAAAGCGCAAGAATCTATGGCGTCTATTGCGGTTGCATCTACCCCTGTGTATGGAAATACAAAAAATATTGCCAATGAAATTGCCCTGGAAGCGCAGCTAGGACGGCAAGTGACGAATACGGCAGCAGCAGAAGCCGGTAAAATGGTGGCTATTAATACCGCCCGCAATGCTTTTGAAGGGGCCAATGCTGCTCTTTTAGCTGGCGAACGTGAACTGGCTATCAAAATACTGGAATCCAATACAACGATGGAAGCTAGAGGTATTGCTGCTGGGACTATGTCGGCTCGGGCAACACAGGCAATCCAGCTTATTCAGATGGGTGAAACAGAACTAGCTCAAAAAATATTGGTAACCAATGCGGCGTTGGATTGGCAGGGAAATGCTGCGGTGTCTTCTGCGGCTAAAGTAACAGAAGGTGCTACTGCAGGGAAACTGGCGCAGGCCGAACTGGCGGCGGTGACCAATACTACGACGGGGGCTACCATTGGCGCCGGCATACAAGCGGAAACCATGGGCAATAAAATGGTGACTGCTGGGAATGTAGCGAAAACCGCAGTGGGGAAATTAGGGACAGCCATATTTGCCTTATCAGGCGGTTGGATTGGTGTTGCTATTGCAACAACTTTGGCGGCGGTAGAGCTGGATAAGTATATGAGTCGCCTAAAAGATTATAACAAAAATCATACTTTTCAAGGCATTGATGGTAAATATTATACGTACACGCAAGATGGACAAGTTGCACCAGCTATGGATCCTAACGGAAGTATATTTGGGGATGGGCACGGTAATGGATATGCAACCTGGAATCCGGGAGCTAGTGGCATGGGGGCCGCAGGTCCTACAGATATTCCCGGTGACGACGTAAAACAAAGCATTTTAGACCAAGAATTGGCGTATGAAGAGCAGAAACATCAGGAAGAAATACAGAAAGCGGCAGATGAACAAAAGCAGCAACAAGAAAAATGGCTGGAAATTCAAAAAAATTTAGCGAATGACCCGCAATATCAAAAAACGCAACAAGAGATAGAAGATATGATGCGGCAGGTTACAGGTAAATATGATGGCGAAGGCTCCGGTAAAAAAACGGCCGCGGAAAAAGCTGCCGAAAAGGCGGCGAAGGAAGCGGCGCATCAGGCACAGCAAATTGCGGAAGCCAATCACCAATACGCCGAAACGATCAAACAAAATGCACAAAAAATTCAGCAGGCCAATGAAAAAATAGCCGGTATTTTAGCGTCTGAAGATGAGAAGTTATTACAATACAACGGGACTCAGCTGGATATCGACTTAGCTAAGAACAAAAAAGACTGGATGGATCTGGCTAAACAGATACATGGTGCGGCGGTAAATCTCAAAACACTCAGCTTCTCCACGGCTTCGCATACGACAATGGGCGGCGGTCTGGGTGCACAGCTCTATTCCCTTGCGGCATCCAAGGACGGTATGCCTTATTTATTGGGTGGCGATGGTATTTCCGCAACGGATTGCGGGAAGTTGTTTGTTGATGGCGTAGCACAAGCGACAGGTGTGACCATTGGACGTACAGTAGACAACATCGAAGACTACGCTAAAAGTAATGGCGCATGGCATCCGGCAGGAGATGGGTATGTCCCGCAAGTCGGAGACGGTGTAGTAGTACTCGACGGGGGCCATATTGTCATGAGCAACGGCCGCGGCGGATATGTGGGCGCCAATAGCTCAACGGGGGTCGTGGAAAAGGACAGTGTAACCGATGATTTTGGACAACCTGTTGGCTATGTGTCGGTATCTCAACTGTTCCCAAACTATGACAACAGCAGTGCTCCGGTACAACCTTCTATTTCGCAGGATACGGCCATGTTGCAGGGACAAAGCCCGGAAGTACAGGCATTGGTACATGCGGCGCAGGAAACCAGTTCCGATATAGGACTTATTCTTGCCATTGCTATGAGGGAATCCGGTGGTGATACCTTAAGCGGCATTAATATGGCTCCTAACGGCGGCATGATGCAAGTTACCGAACAATCCGCAAGCGACTACGGAATTAATGATATATACCCACAATGGCGTGATGATATGGAACAGAACGCATTGGCAGGTATTTACATTTTAAGCCACAAAATAGCCGAACAGGGCGGCGATGTATGGGCTGGCGTAAAAGCCTACAACGGTTCCGGACCTGCAGCAGATGAATACGAATCACAAGTACAGGGAAATTACAATTCCTTGGGAGCCGATGATGCGATAAATTTAGCGCCAACGTCTTTTACCCGGTACGCACCTCCTGGTACACAGGAAGGGTTGGATAAAAATAATAGAATAAAAACATTGGCGGATCAAAAAGCATATCAGGATTGGGCGATCCGATACCGTAAGCAGCAAGAAGAAACCAGTGTTATGATGAATAATCTGGAACTGACGGATGCGCCAGACGGCCGAGAAGCGGCAATACAGACACAGGGACAGGCTGAAATCAATGCGAATAATGATAAATGGAAAGACTATTACAAGGCCAGTGGCGATGAGCAAGCGTCACGGGCCTATTTAAATGCGTTGAATCTAAAATCAGTAGATGAAACGAATACTAAACTCCGTGATAATCGCAGTGCAGAATATGATGAACAGAAACAACACCTTACTAGTTTGGGATATCTACAACGTTCTTACCAGCGGGATATAGATGAACAGCAGCAAGCGGCACTGCAGAATTTTATCAGTACGCAAAAACAGGAATTAGCCGAGATGCAGCTGACTACAGCAGAAAAAACAAAGCTGGAACAGTCGCTGTATGAAAATCAGAAGAGCCTGGACACATTAATGGCGAAAACCTCGTGGAGCGGTGGGCTGGCATCTTTACAACAGGAAATGCGGAGTTATTCGCAGGATATTGGTTCTGCTATGACGGAAGGCTGGAACAATATCACGGGTAGTATGGAAGGTGCGTTTTCTAATTTGCTGACGGAAAATAAATCCTTTGCCGAACGAATGAAAAATCTGTATATATCTATTGGCAATGAAATTCTGAATACAACCATGAAAATTATCATGCAGGGATTAATTATGAACTCTGTCATGAAGGCCATGGGAAGCGGTACCAGTTTTAATTTTGGCAGTGTATTATCTTCCATGGGAATTTCGGGAAATGTAGGCGGAACGTCCTTAGGATTAGATACCGAGTGGAGTTCGGGGCTATCAATGGTCGGAAGTTTTGCTTCCGGTGGTACCGTTCCCAGTGGCTATGCGCTGGTAGGCGAAAACGGTGCCGAATTAATTTACAACAAGACACCCGGGTATGTATACAACGCACGGGAAACGTCTGATATTCTAGGCAAAGTGGCAAATGGGCAGGACGCGGGATCATCCAGTGGGGCGCATTCTGTGAACATGACTTTGGTCAATAAATCTGGCCAAAATTTGCAGGTGTCAAACCCTTCCGTTTCATTCAATGGAACAAAACTGGTGGCTTCTGCTGTAATTGATATTGTTAAAAACAATCGGTATGGCGTACGTACCATGTTGAAAGGAATGGTGTAATTTGGCAGATACAATCACATTTCCCGATAGCCTTATGCAGCCGTCTTTTGGAACAACAGTTGATGTGGAGGACACCTCCATCGTCTCGAAAATGGAAGACGGCTCGGTCATTGGACGACGTAAATTTACTAAAAGCCGGAAAACATGGAAGTTGGTATGGAATGCCATGCCGACGGCACAATACAATACGCTGATGAATTTTTTGCAGAATACTGTATATTTTGCAGCGCTTACTTTTCAATTTACGTCTCCCTTAGATGAGGTAACGTATACCGTGCGGTATGCATCCAAGGAAGAATTTACCACGAAAGAAGTAAATCAAGTGAGCGGCAGTATTACCCTGACGGAGGTGTAACGATGCTATCCTTATCTTCTATTACAAAAGCAGAAAAAAATAAAATGAATACGGATTCTGTGATGCTGATTTTATTGGAACTACAAGTTCCGATTGACGGCGTAGATCCCATACGCGTGTGTTATAACACGGAAGATATTACCTGGAATGGCCAGCAATGGCTTGCTTTCCCTATGGATATTGCGGAATGCGAGGAAGATTCCACAGGAAGCTATCCATCGTTTGACATCAAGCTGGATAATACGGGGCGGGCACTGACATATTATGTGGAGCAATCCAATGGAGCTAACGGCGGGCTGGTAATTCTGCGGGTCGTGAATAGCAAGAATTTAGACAGCACAACACCGGAAATCGAAGAAAAATATGAAGTATCGGAATGTCATGTGGATCAGAATTTTGTCACACTAACGGTGGGCCCGTCGTATTTACCGGATTCCAGACGGCCCATTTACCGGTATTTAAAAAATGGCTGCCGCTTTGAGTATAAAGATAAACGCTGCCAGTGCACGTCCAGTCTAGCAGATTGTCCGCATACGCTGGCAGGCTGCCGGGCTCGCGGAAACAGTGCGCGATTCGGTGGGTTTCCGGGGATTGACCAGGGAGGCATTTATGTGTGATGTCACGTATGCCGATTTAATCGGTGTGCCATTCAAAAATAGAGGACGGGATATCCGTACGGGGTTTGATTGTTACGGACTGGTGATGGAGATATACCGGCGGCACGGCATGATACTGCCGGAATTCACTGCGGATTATGATGACTGCGACAAGGTCAGTCATATTATTCATGGGCAGACGCAAAGTGATACGTGGCAACCCGTATCTGCACCGCTGCCCGTCCCGTGTGTTGTTGCCATTCGATTCGGCGTGCCGGCTCCGCTGGTCAATCATACCGGTGTATATATCGGAGACGGAAAGTTTATTCATATTCGAGAAAAAACAGGTGTTTGTATTGAATCCATTCACAGCATCGCATGGAAACATGTCATTGCTGGTTTTTTTATGTATAAAGGATCTGCTGTATGATTACCATCATTTGCATTAAAAATCCATTCGCTCCCTATGAAGGGCGTGAAATACACAAAATAGCATATCAGGAAGGCAAGCCGGTATCCTGGTACATCGATCCATATCTTACGCAGTATGTTCCGCTGGATAAACTGGTTATAGCGGTTAATTCCGATGAAGTAACTGGCGACAATATTCTCCAAGATGGGGATTTTGTCGTCATATCGCCGTATATCGGCAAGGGCGGACACAAGAACCCACTATTAATAGTTGCCTCAGTAGCATTAAGTGTTGCATCTATGGGGCTCGGTGCCACTGTTGCAGGAGTGTCTTCTCTAGCATCTGCTACAGGGTGGGCCGCTATTGGCGGATATTTGACAGCGGCAGCGGTTATGTATTTGGGTGGGACCTTAATCAACAGGGTATTTGGCACTACAAAGGAAAACAGCACATCGAACCCCACCTATAGTTGGGATGGGATTACGACGACCAGCGGACAAGGCAATGCGATCCCAATCACGTATGGGACAGTCAAGACCGGTGGTCAAACGCTCAATAAATTTGTCATGATCGACGATGATGATCAATATTTATTCTGGCTGCTAGCAGCGGGGGAAGGCTATTTGGATATCAGCGATGTGCAGATTAATGCAAACCCAATTAGCTATTATGAACATATTTACTGCGATATTCGAAACGGACTGTATAATCAGGTGCGCATTCAGAATTTTAATGATACGGTTTCTACGGTGTCCTTAAATCAGGAATTATTGGATTCCGGATGGCGCACCTATGAATTAACAGGGAATGCCAATCAAGGGATTGTAGTGCAGGTAGAATGTACGAGCGGACTATATTATGCCAATGACAACGGCAGCCTGGGTGAAGAATGGGTCAAAATCAAGGCCCAGTATTGTGTAACCGGAACCACCAACTGGGTGACCTTTATTGATTCGGGTGGGGAAGCTCATTTTGATAAAAATAAGTGGTGGGAGGGAGAAACAAGCGATCCTAGCAGTAGTGGCCTATACAATGGAAAAATATCGGCAGCTCAAACCAGTGCCGTCCGCCGGCAATTCCGTATTGATGGATTACCTTCCGGCGCATATACCGTTCGCGTCATGGTCATTGGCCGTGGAGCGGATGTTGGGTCTACGCGCGCCGAAACGCGGATTTGGTGGAGCAGTGTGGCGGGTGTGGTGTACGATGACTTTTCCTATCCGGGTATGGGATTGGTAGGCATTAAAGGATTAGCAACGAACCAATTATCTGGTTCCCCCAGTATTACATTTATAAAAAAGCGTACGACCATTTTGGCATATAATCCGGATACACAGGTCTACGAAACAAAGGATGCGACCAACCCAGCATGGGCGGCATATGATATGCTGCATCGAGCCATTGATATCAACGGAGATCAGAATGAAATTGTTGTGACAGGTGTGCCCGCTGATTTGATCCTCTATGACCGCTTTGCTGCGTGGGCTGCGTTCTGTGACAGTAAAAATCTAAAAATTAACATTGAAATCAATACGGCAGAAAAGATGATGGAAAGCATCAATAAAAACATAGCCGCTGTCGGGTATGGCATTGTATTGATGTTTGGCGTTAAGTTCGGCTGCGTGTGGGATGCTGTTGTCGATACGCCGGTGCAGATGTTCGGTATGGGAAATATCATTGCTGGCACCTTTGAAGAAAAGTTTTTGCAAACCTCTGATCGGGCCAATGCAGTAGAAGTCACCTTTACCAATAAAGATAAAAACTATGAACGAGATACAGTTACCGTGTATGCGGACGACTACGACGACGCAGATGCCTATAACCAATCTACGTCCATAACGATGGATGGCATTACCAGCTATAAGCAGGCGTATCGGTATGGTAAATTCCAACTGTATTGCAATAAGTATCTGATCCGTACGTGCGTTTTTGATGCCGCGATTGACGCCATTGCCTGCAATGTAGGTGATGTAATCGCCGTATCACACGATGTGCCGGAATGGGCGTGCAGCGGAAGAATTACAGCAGTCAATGGCAGTCAAGTGACCGTCGGCGCGCTGTTTGATAACTATGACAGCACGGCGTCCTATCAGTTCCAGTACCGGGCTTCGGCCAGCGATAGTATTCATTTGGTGCCTATATCGGATATGGTGATTCATGATACGGGCGTTACAGTGACCTTGTCGTCTGTTCCGGAAGATGTCCCGTCAGTTGGCGATGTATGCGATATTGCCAAAATAACGATCGGCTCCAAGCTGTTCACGGTAAAGACAATTACCCGGAGTAATGACGGAGAATTTAAACGTACGATCACATGCTTGGAATACAACAAAAATGTATTCAGTGAAAACTATGATATCCCTACGCCAAACTACTCGACAGCACAGCCGAATCAGGCGGAAAACGTCATCAACGTGTCGGCAAAGCAGATACATTGGCTGGCGTCAGACGGGACCAAACATGCGCATTTGTATGCAACGTGGCAGCTGCCGGATGGTACGTATTCCAGTAAATTTGTTGTCTATGCGTCAACAGACAATATAAAGTGGAATCAGATAATGGAAACGGGTGCCATGGCCTGTGACTTTGATACGGATCCCGATACGGTGTATTATCTTAAAATTAAAACGATCACCAATGTGTCCCAGTCGAGCGGCGTTACTGTTACGGTGGACGTGGGAGAAGATGCACCGCCTAATGACGTTACCGGCCTTACGGCAACAAAAATCACATCTAACACCACCCAGGTAAAATTGTCATGGGCAGCTAATACGGATATCGACCTGAAAGGGTACCGGGTGTATGTCAATGGCGTCCTGCATAGTAATATTTTGACAGATACGACCTACACATACACTGCCGATCAATCCGGACAGTACATGTTTGCCGTGGTGGCCGTCGACAACAGCGATAACGAGTCCGCAAACCAGGCGACCGTGACGGATGTGATTACCTGCGAGCCTGCCGACGTGACGGGATTTACCGTACAACAGAGTGATGCGGACCGATCCATTGCCGTATTTAACTGGGCGGCGAATAAAGAAGTCGATCTATCTTACTATGAAATACGAGTTGGTGATACGTGGGATACCGGGACAGTACTTGTTACCAAAACAAAAGCGACCACGGCACGCTATACGCTGCCGTGGTCGGGCAGTTATACGTTTTGGATCAAAGCCAGTAATGCTGAAGGGTTTTACAGTGCCAATGCAGCCCAGATGGGGGAACAAGTCACGTTGGAACCGGATGCGGTCACCGGTCTGGCTATGGCACAATCCACACAGGATAAATCCAAAGCGACGCTGTCCTGGTCGGCACCGGCGGGAGGCGATATTGCCTATTATGCGGTGAAATACGGAACGTCCTGGGATGCGGGCACGTTGGTGGCGAAAACAAAAGAAATCAAGCTTACGGTCGCACTGCCCGGCAACGGAACCTGGCATTATATGATACAGGCAGTTACGGTGGCAGGCTATACCAGTACGATTGCCAGTACAGACATTACGGCATCCATCCAGCCCCTGGACGTCACGAATTTCAAAGCCATACAGTCTGCCACAGATCGGACCCGGATCACGCTGACATGGGACGCACCGGCAGAAGTGGATGTGGCGTATTATATTATCAAAGAAGGCAGCAATTGGGATTCGGCAGTGATCGTTTCCCCCCGGGTTGCGGGCACATTGTATGATGTGGTAGTTGACGACGAAGCGCAGCACACCTGGTTGATCAAGGCCGTCACCATAGCTGGGAATGAAAGTCAATATGCCGCAAGCGTTAGCGGTATCTATGACCTGCGCCCCAATCCTGTTGCCAGCATTCAGGCGTCGCAGGACAGCAACAACCGATCCATCTTAAATATCAATTGGGCCGAAGTTACGGACGGCGACTTATCTGGATACCAAGTAAAGATTGGCGACAACTGGGATGCCGGGGAACCGCTGCCGTTCACGCGGGAACTGTATGCCACCTATACATTAACAGCGTCGGGCACTTTTAAAGTGATGATTAAAGCCATGAATGCTGCCGGGTATTACTCAGATGAAGTATCCATTGCCTGCACGGTACAAGTCGAGCCGTCCAATGTGACCGGCTTGGTGGCATACCAGAATGGCGATACGGTGGAACTTTACTGGGATAAAAGCCCGGACAATGATGTGACAGGCTATGAAATACGGGAAGGGTACAGCTTTGACAGCGGAGCATTGGTATCGACCGGGGTAGCGAATACAGACTACACCATGGCCATTGATACGGCCCGTTTTTATCACTATTTTGTCAAAGCAATCAACAGCAGCGGGAAATACAGTAAAACGGCGGCCAGTGTTTCTTTGACCGTTAGCAACCTATCGCCCCGCAATGTAATCCAAACGTTCGATGAAATTGCGTTGGCCAGTGGTACGCACGACAATACAGAATTTGGGGCTTCACTGATCAATTTCCAGACGATCGGCGGCAAGTGGTCCGATTATCCGACGACAAAATTTTCAGAAGTCGGCGGCAGCAGCGTGTTAAAGCTGGCAAAGGAAGTAACAGGGACATTTTCCAGAAATTCTGTAGCGTATAAAGAAGACGGCACGCAGGTTGCGGCAGGAGTTCCGCGGTTTGGCGCTAACGGACTGCTTATTGAAGAAGGAACAACCAATTATTATGGAGGGCAAACACCATATAGTGTAAGACATGGATCGGCAACTGTTAGCATTACTGAAATAACGACTAATGTCCCTGCCGCAGGACGCTATTGGCAAATAACTGGAGATTCCGTAGATGGAACAACGGCAAATAATTGGTGGAGTGGCATCCAACGAAGTATGCCTGCACTAGGAACATCTTTTACAAAAGGAGATAACATCACTGTCAGTGTTTGGCTTAAGTTCCCCACTACGGCTTTAGGAAAATCTGTATATGTTCAAGTCAATAAATCAGATTGGACAGAGGAATTGGCAACAGGGATTGCTGTTCCTTTGATAAAAGATGGTAAATGGCATAGATATAGCGCAACGCTAACTTTCAATGCAGATTATACGGGAAATCCTATCTTTGATATTTTTCCATACGGGTATGTTACAGATCAAAATTTCACATATTATGTAGGAGGATATCAAGTAGAAAAGAAATCCTCCGCAACGAGTACCGTTCCGGCATCTTTTACGCGTGCGGTAGAATCACTGACTGTTCCGGGATCCGTGTTTTCTGCGGAAGAAGGGACGCTAGAATTTACGATAAATCCATTAGTAGTTGCTTCGTACAACAACTTTTTTAATTTCTATTCAGCCGGTGGTCGATTCTTGATATGGTTTGATAATAATAAAAATGTGAATTTCGATTGTGGTGCTACTAATTCAGGATTTGCGATTCCACAATGTGCAGAAGCGAATACCAATTTACATATAGCGGTATCTTGGTCTGCAAGTGCTGGTAAACGATCTTTAGTAGTAAATGGACAATCTACGCAAGGTGATTGGTCCGCATTAGACGGCTTTTCTGCCCCCAGTGCAATTTACGTAGTAAATAATTATAGCGCATGGATTAAAAATATACGGTTTAGTAATACGGCACATTCGGTGGAGAAAATGGTTGCGGATGCATCGTTGTCTGCGCTTCCCGTGGAAGAAGATACGACGTGTCTGCTGCGTTTGTCGAATACTCTTGACATGTATTATGGGTCAGGCATCTATACGTCAGCGGTCATTGACATTGCATCAATTATTACTTGTAACGTAACCACACTATTCACATCTTCGGTCAATTTAAAAGGTGGTAGTGCAGCACTGCAGGTGCGTACTTCGCAGGATGGGACGACATGGCTGGACTGGGAAGGATTTAAGCCGATACAGCGGACATTTCGATACATTCAATTCCGTATCCTGCTGGGAACGACAGATATCACGAAGACGCCGGAAGTCAATCAATGTATCGTGTCAATTGATGTGCCGGACACCGATATTGCCTTAACAGCGACGATTAGCACCGGCGGTACAACGGTACAATATGGGCATACCTATTACACGATTCCAGCGGTCGTTCCGGCAGCGATCGGGGAAAACCTGCATGCCGAATTGATCAGCAAAACCATGAGTGATTGCGTAATCAAAATTAAAAATGCATCCAATACAGACGTCGGCGGTACCGCGGATATCCGTATCAAAGGATACTAACGCCGTAGGGCGTTTTTTTATTGAAGAAAGGAGCGTGATGATATGGCATATGACAGCACAAAACCGGCAGACGACGAGTATTTATCTGCGTTCCCTGCGGAGGCGCGGGAACAGCTGCGGGCGATCATTGAGGATCAGATTGTCAATGCCTTGAAGCTGCAGGGGTTGGTTCCGGGTAATTCATCCGGGCAACTGCCTGTCAGCAATGGCAATGTTAATGCAAATTTAAATGCGGATCAGGTAGACGGGAGAGATGCCTCTTATTTTTCACCGTCTACGCATGTGCACTCTGATGCCACACAAAATGCCGACGGGTTTATGAGCAAAGCCGATAAAACCAAGCTGGACGGCGTGGCAACAGGCGCGGAAGTGAATCAATATGCGTTTAGCAATGTGGCTGTCGGCAGCATTACGATTCAGGCAGATGGCAAGCAGGATACGTTGACGATCGCGCAAGGTGCCAATATTACGATTACAGCGGATGCCACCAATGATAAATTGACCGTCGCCGTATCAGGGACGGTTCCGAATGCCACCAATGCGGCAACTTGTACTGGAAACGCAGCGACAGCCACAAAATGGCAGACCGCACGAAAAATAGGCGGTGTTAGTGTAGATGGTTCTGCTGATGTAGATTTACCAGGTGTCAATACAGCCGGCACGCAGGATACATCCGGTAGCGCAACAAAGCATGGCGGCTACACCGTAGCGCAGTTATTTGATTATTTTCATCCTGTCGGCTGCATTTATGAATCTACTAGTAGCACCAATCCAGCTGATATATGGGGTGTGGGTACATGGGAAAGTTACGGCGTGGGCCGCGTACTGGTAGGTGCAGGTACAGCCGATAGTGGTACCACATATACAGTAGGTGGAACTGGCGGGGAAGAATCGCACAAACTCACTACTGATGAATTGGCAGCCCATAGTCATACTTTTAGCGGAAACACTTCGTCCAATGGTTCGCATAATCATGGCGTTTATACTGTTAAGGGATGGGATAATCTTGGTTATTTTGCTGGTAGCGGTTATAGTTCTAATAACCAAACATTATATACTAATAACGCTGGAGACCACCTCCATTCATTCAGTGGTACCACAGGTAACGTTGGTAACAATAAAACGCATGAAAATCGGATGCCTTATCAGGTCATTTATCGATGGCGCAGAACAGCTTAGGTACCTACTGATGAATTGGCCAGCCATAATCATGTGGCAGCAAATGCAGGGGATCATTCCCATACTGTTACAACTTTTAATGGCTTTGGGAAAGTAAACGGGAACAATTATGATGGCTATTGTACTGGAAGTACCAATAGGACCACCAGTACGGCCGGAGATCATCAGCATAGTCTTAGTATAGATAATACTGGCGGTGGTGCAGCCCACAACAATATTCCTCCGTATCAAGTGTATTATTGCTGGCAACGTACAGCGTAAAGGAGCAGGAAATTTATAGATAAAGGCGGTGAATCATGGGTGAACATGATTTTCAGACAGAATTGCTGGGGCGGCTCAGCAGCATGGAATCTAAAATAGACATTATGTACGAAGAGTTGCGCTCGCTACAGGCTGACGCGAGGAAATCGAGTGTAGACACTGCGGATGCATTGACGTCGGCAAAGTCAGCACATAAGCGCATTGACGGAATTAAAACAGATGCAATGTTATTGGGAGCAGTCATTTCATTCTTCGTTACACTTATATTCAAGCTACTTGGAAAATAGAAAGGCGGTGATCCTGTATCTGATCAATTAAAAGGAGGTAATATAGATTGTTGAAAAAAATACAAAATGTGTTAGTCGCGGCATTATCCAAAACAGATAAGCTGCAGATACGAGGTATGCCAAGATTGATGGTATATCTTTTTTTATTGCTGGTGATTATATGTATGCTATTGTTTATGGCCGCGTGGAGCTGGCAGTGGAATACGACCGGCAAAGCGGACCTGGCTATTATGATCCAATTCATTACGGCAATTACGTCGGTGTCGTTTGTTGCAGCCGTCGGATTTTTCGGCAAAGCGATGGTAGACAAAGACAATGACGGCATTCCAGATGAATGGGAAGGAGAACATAAATGAAATATGGGATTGACGTAAGCTATGCTCAGGAAGATTTTGATTTTAATCAGGCGGTATCCAATGGAAAATCATTTGCGGTCGTAAAAATTGGCGAACATGATTATATGGACGATCTATTTGCTGCCAATATCAACGGGGCGTTGGATGCGGGGATGGACGTAGGCGTATACTTCGTGGCACGTGGGAAAGACGCTGACAGCATCAAGCAGGAAGCGCAATTCATGGCGAATTTGATCAAGCAGAATATCTCAGCAGAATTGAAGTGTGGAATATGGCTCGATATAGAAGAATGTTACTACGATCAAAAATTAACCGTCCAGCAGTTGACTGATTTGGTATCCGCATTTATCATCGTCATGAACCAGAACGGGTTTGATTGCGGGATTTACGCATCTTACAATATGCTGAATCAAATGGACGTTTCGCAGTTTGCGGATTATGTAAAGTTTTTCCCGGCAAACTATGGAGCGTCTTGTGCTTTTAAGGACGAACATCCGGAAAAGAAAGTTGTACTTTGGCAGTATTCGGACAGCAATGGACAATTAGATTTAGATGTAATGTACGAGGAAGGGGAGTAATAATTATGGCAGAAGAAAATGGACAGACAACACCGGCAACTGATATTCAGCAGGATCAGGCCGTGGATACCACGCAGGCAGTTACGGCAACTACGGAACAGACTGATATTGAAAAGCTGGACGCTAAGATTGCAGACTTGGAAGCAGACGGCGCGGAGGTGTTTGCTGACGCTATCCAGATTTTGAAGGATAAGCGTGACGCCTTGATTGCCCAGGCAGAGGCAGAGGCAGAGTCCAATTCTATAGGGAGTGGAGTAATAACCCTTGAAACGTCTTTCAGGCAGAAATACGGAAACGATATCATGAACGCAGTTGAAATTGTTGCCCTGGCGGCGATTGTTTACAGACTGTTCTTCTTTTAAGCGCAAAACGGCCGGCGGGAAATTCCTGCCGGCTTATTTTTATATATGGAGGCGTACCATGACGACAATTATAAATTTCATCAGTACTCATAAAAAACAGATTGCTTGCGTGACGATCATAGCCATTTTACTATGTGTGGGCATATACTTTTACCTGCAGCATGTCAAAACAGCACAGGGAGCCGCACAGGTAGTGAAATATGAAGATACCACCGATCAGAATAAAATCAAGAAAGATTTAGCTGTAGACCGCACCACGGCGGGGCAGATTGTCAAAGAAATCCAGTATATTCACGACGGGACGACGACGCCGACCGTTACGTATTACGTACAATCGCCAACCGTTGAAAAGGCGGCAGAGCAGACTGCGGATGCCATTAATAAAAATGATATTTCATTACCTGCAGCGGCTACAGAAAAAACAGACCGAACTGTCGTTACAGCAAATACGGATCAGCAAAAAGTAGACGTATACAAAATTAATCTTCGAAACAATCACAAGATCAAAGCTGGAGTATTGTATGCGGACGACAACGCATATGCTGGCGTTGGGTATCAGGCTGGGCGGGTGGAAGCCATGGTATACATGCGTGCTGACGGCAAAAAAGCTGGGGCTGTGAATTATACGGTGAAGGAATGGTAAAAAAAAAGAAGGAAAATATAAAAAAATATCGAATGATTATTAATAATGAATAATTTGACTGTAAATAAAATATATTAATGATGCAAGCTGGTAACATTAAATAAATTTAGATCGGAGGATTAAAAATGACACAGGTAATTGTATATGAAATTGAACAAAAAGAAAACTATAGCTTGCAGCAATTGGTAAATAGTTTTTGTGATTTTGGGACAGTGGATGATCAAGGAATAATAGTTAATGAGTATGATAGTAAATTTATTAAGGCGACTTATTGGAAACAAAAAGTAAAAAGAGAACGTAGATATAATCTTGAAAAAAGAGATTTTGAATTTATTGAGGAACAGATTGTAGATGTAGCAGATTTTGTGATACAACTTATGGATAAAAAATTATTAGTACTTGGAAACAAGCAAATGGCACAACGTATTATTACATTGATTGGGATTACTTCAGATAATTCATATATCATTTCCGAATACATTATTGATATAGAAAAAATTATAAATAAAATTTGTAATGAAACTGAGATTTACTTATTAAAAGTGGAATTAATGGATATCCCTATCGAAAAAGACATATTAGTAAATTGCAGTGTGAATTTAGAGATTCATGATAATCCGAAATCAATAATTCTTAAGTATGTTAAAAATACAACTGTAATATCGTTTATGATTGCGGGGCTGGCTACACCTATTAATATATATAAACATGGTAAATTTTCAATAGGTAAAATTGATGAGGATGATAAGGATGAGATAATTCAAAAGATTATAAAGATGATGTGCTAAAAGGAGAGATTGTTATGGGAGAACAAGCTAGAAAAATAGGCGAAAAACTTGAAGGGTTTGGCGAAAAATTATTTAGAGGTTTTGGCTGGAACGAGTTAGGAAGAGATATTGAAATAAAATGTGAAAGGAAAAGCTCTCATGACAAAAAAACTCATGGATTAGATTTATTAATGAATTTTGATAACCCGTATTTAGGAAGGAAGCAGGGAATAATTATTGAATGCAAGAATAGGAAGATGCAATCTATTACTCTATCCGAAATCAATCATTGGGTTAGTGAACTTATCAATAGTATTGAATGCGCAAGTTCTGCAATTGAACTGGATAAAATTGAATTGGGAGATTGTAATTTGTGTACGGGACTTTTGTTGATTCATGCGAATGATCAATTTGATAAAAAAAAATTTTATGGATATTTAAAAAGTATAAATATTAAGTCTCGAAGAAGTGCAATAAATATATTTATTGCTGGAAATGATATGATAGATAAATGGAATTCCCTATTAAATAAATTACAAAATGATTATAACGACGGCTTTAAATTTATTTATCCGAGTATAGAAGGTTCCAATATGAAAGAGGGAAATTTTATAACAATTAATCAATTATATTCTAAATATATATTTGCGCAGGATTATGTTCAAGTAGATTGTACAAATGATGGGAAATTATATAAAATGCCAAAAAAAAGAAAAATACTAATTTCTTTTGATGAAATATCAATAAATAGCTTTAAATACATATGGAGCATGTTCAAGTATTATCAACTTCAAGACGCAGCAGAATTGGTTTTTATTTTTTATCCCCAGAGAAAAGATGATGGTAGCTTTATAAAAAATAATTTTATAAGTACATTAAGTAATATACAACATCCAATTGATGAAGATATACGTCAGAAAATAAAAATTGATTATATTGATAATCGCAATTTATCCCCAGTTGATATAGGGAGGATATAGCATGATTACAGAATATGTGGATTGTACAGAATTAAAACGTCTTATTGTAGATAAAAAATTAAAAACATCTGCATTTAAAGCTTATTTAAAACAAAAAGGTATTATTTTTACTGCAAGTAATGCAGAACAATTTGCAGAGCAAATCTATACTGTTTTTTTGGGATCTAGTGAAATATCAGAAATACGAGATATCATGATTAATGATAATAATTATGAAAAATCTTTAGTTATGAATTTATGTTTAAAGTCAAGCACCGATGGAAATATTTTAGACATTATACTTGATGAAATAAATAAATATAAATCAGAAAAGGTAAAAGATTATACACTTGAAATGCCTGTAAAAGAACAAAACAGCATAAGTGTTCAGTTTTCATATCAAAGAAAATCGCCAGGTCGTAATAGATTGTTAGAATATGAAAAAAGATTTTTGAAATTGAATATTAGAAAGATATCAGATAAAAAAGTAACTATTGATATAAGACAACCTTCATCAATTGATTCTAAACATGCGGTAGAATTTATCCAAAAGATAGCAGGAAATAATGAATTTCAAATTGAGCATATAAATTTGAACTCATTAGTAACATCTAATAAAGTGGAATTTTTTGATCAGATTGCAAAACATAAATTTGAGTCTTGGAGACTTAAAACGATAACAGGGATAACTGTAAAAAGAGGGAATTCTGATGATACAAATGAAGAAGATGATGAAGGTGAAATTATAGATGATGAAGGACAAGAATCGCAGGCATTATCAGGTATAAATCAGGCTATTTTAAATGGGAATGAACTTAGATTGAATAAATTTGTGCAGGACTCTATTGATAGGGGGTATTACATAGCCGCAATGCGCTATAGGTATGAACATACAAGAGAAGCAACAGAATTTGCTATTAATTTAAGTTTTAAAAATAATGATTTGAAAGTTGAAATTGACAAAACATATTGGGAAGAAGATGGGAGAATATCTGTTCAACCATTTTTAAAAACGGAACAAAATGGTATAATAATAGAATTTCAAAATGTTGCTGATGAAGTATATCAGGAATTAATTTCCCACCAGCATGATTAAATGAAGCGGTAAAAACAATGATAGATGTCCTAGCATTATAATGTTTTTATTATGGAAAAGAACAAATGTTCGACATATTGCCCCGGTCGTGCTACAATATTACTAGACTAGTCAAATCTATTATTATGAGGTGGTTGTAAACGAACGAAAAGTTTTTAAATCAGATTATATGTGGTGATTCTATAGAATTGCTGCAGCAGCTTGCAGATAATTCTGTTGATGCAGTTATCACAGATCCGCCATATTGCAGCGGTGGCCAAACAGCAAACGCACGAGCTCAAACTCCGTCCAGCAAGTATGAACAATCTTCTAACGTTATTGTCCATCGGCCGGATTTTGCAAGTGATACGATGGATCAGCGGTCTTGGATGCATTGGTGTGCATTGTGGATCAATGATTGCCAGCGCATTTTAAAGCCGGAAGGATACTTCTTGATGTTTACGGATTGGCGGCAGCTTCCCGCAGCCTCAGACGCCTTACAGATGGGTGGACTGATTTGGCGGGGCATTGTTGCATGGAATAAAGGATTGGGAGCGAGAGCACCGCATAAAGGCTATTTTCGGCATCAATGCGAATATATCGTATGGGGTACAAACGGAAAGTGTCCCAAGGCTAAACATGCGGGACCCTATCCTGGTTGTTTTGATTTTCCAGTAAAACAGAAGGATAAATTTCACTTGACCGGAAAGCCGACGCCGCTCATGGAAGAACTGGTTCAGATTGTCCCGGAAGAAGCTGTTATCTTGGATCCATTTGCTGGCAGCGGCACAACGTGCGTAGCAGCGAAGAAGCATAATCGACAGTACGTTGGATTTGAGAAGACAAAAGTGTACTACGATATCGCTGAAAAAAGAATAAAAGAAGTTGGATAA